TGAAGTAGACATGGTTCCATATTGTATTTGTGTGGGATAGGGAGTTGGGGGTCCATATCCACCTCTTCTATGTAATCCAAAAGAAATTTGTTTTTCTGGAATCTGAACTTGATTGCAAAACATATCAAGAGTAGTTTCAGTTAAATCAAATCCCATAGAAAATCCAGATCTACCACCAGTTGCGAGTCTGTATATTTCCTGTATAGTTCCCTCTAGTGATTGCTGACCACCAGCCGCAGCCCCCTGAAAACCAAAAGGTCCAAATGGAGATTGTGCTAAAGCGGCATTAGCACTATTTGCTTTTACTATATCTTGACCATTTAAGGATCGGTTTCTTCTTAGTGAATCATACTCTAAACTATTCAGGTTTACTTTTCCTGCTTCTGTAGATACTCCTGTTGGTGGCTGAATTCTTACTCTATAATTTGTAGGAATCATGAAACCCTCAGATGCACCAATGATGGTACGAATACCATCTATGGAACCAAAACTTTTCTTAGGACCAACTCTCCTACCATCCTCAAGGCCAGGAATCTTTTTAATTAGTGCTTGAAGTCTTTTTCTAGGAACATTGAAGGTCATTCCGCCTGGACCAGCAAATCCAGCAGTTCTAGCTACATCTTCCTTTTCCCCAATTTGATTTATGATCTGAGTTTTCTTCTCAGGAGTTCTTGTTCTATTATCGCCAGGTTCACCAATTTGATTGGTAATCTCTGCTTGTTTTTGTAAATCTTCAGGTGATGTTGCCATTAGTTCTCCTAGTAAAATTCCTTACTTTGTTTCCAGACAGTAGCCGCAGTTTTCTTTTCAAATTGTTGAACTGGAAGTAAAAACGCATAGTCCCACTCATCATAGTCAATATTCACAAATCCTTTTCCCTGTACATGACTGTACACATATCTTTTTACACAAGGAATTATTCTTCTTTGAGATTTTATTAGAGTCTTAACGACTCCTTCAGTTAAATTTAATCTTTTACCATCCACGTATTTTGTTAGTGCATCCATCAATATTGCACGATCATTCAAAAACAGATAATGGAGGTTGATTCCCCAGAAGCCTGGATTTGGTGAAGTTTCGTACTTGAATGGAAATATCAGTGGATAAGTATCGTAATAAGGTAGTTTATCTTTAAACTTAGGATCGTACCGATAAAAGTACATTTGTCCTAATTTTGGTTGAGCTACTAATCTCCCTTGATCTTCCAGTTCACTACGCAATTTTCTTGCAGCTGGAAGAGCTCTACCTTGTATTTCTTTAACCTTATTCTTAAACCAATTCATAGAATCTCTCATGGATTTACCTAATCCACCTTTACCCAATCTCTTGAGTTTGTCTATGAATTTATTTTCGCTTACTACTATTGCCATAATAGGAATATTTATGTGGGTTTATGTGTTCCTCTGTCAGTATCATGAATTTCCATCCATGTCTTTTACATACTGATTCAGCGGCTTCCCACTTTGCTTGATTCCGAGCCCACTCCTGAGTTTCATAGATAAATCTCTTGGTGGTCTTTGCTGGTTTCTTTGGAGGTTTGGTATACTTCTTGGGTTTGATCTCTATGATGAACTTATCACCATTTGAGGTTTTGATGTAGAAGTCAGGAAAGTATCTGTGTCGTTTTCTATCCAGAGGAGACATATAGGGTATGACAATTTCTTCAGATCCCCACTCAGTGATGTCGGGATTTGTGTCACAATACACCATGAACTTACGTTCCCACAACGATCTATAAATAATATTATTAACATCACCCCGATACTTCTTACGATTCGTAGGATGATATTTCCCTTTATATGACATAAATAGTTTTAACAACCCTTTATTATATCTATAATGTTAAACGGAATCGCAAAAACAGGACTCAAAAAAGCCATGGGTCTTGATACAGGAAATAGTCCAAAAAATACTAGACCCACTGTTTCTAGTCTTGGTAATCTATCCTACAATAATAGTCCTCTTGGTCACATGGATAGTTACAAATATTCATACGCAACCAAACAATACCCACTGGACATACAACAACGATCAGATCTTGGTCATTATATGATGTTTTACATCAATACAATTAATGAACCAGGCAGGCCTGGTATGAGGGGAGATGATACTAAAGATAGATTTGATGCGAGCAAACCAATGTTTAGTACTGGATCAGTCACTAAAGGAGTACAGATAAAGAAAGATTTTGATCCAAGAAAAATGATACAAGAGGTAGTTACTCCAAAATATTCATCTACAGGAGCCAAAGGTGCATCAAACCCAGCAAGTGTGAATGGTGTGACTAGATTACAAAGAAAAAATACTGAGGGTGTCAGAATAGAAAGAAGGAAAGCAAGAACAGGGTTGAATTCACATAAACAAAGAACAAAAAGAACAGAGGATGCAGTTGTCTTGTATATGCCTAATCAAATTGTTGCAAATTATAATTCCGCATATAAAGAGGGAGAAATAGGAGGTATATTAGGTGCAGGAATTGGTGCTGGTAGAAAATTTTCAGAAGAAGGAGGGGTACAATCTTTTCAAAATTTAGTAGATGCTGGAAAATCAGTAATGTCTGGTGGTAATGTAAATTGGGATGCTCTTGCTGGATCTTTGGTTGATACTGGTGAAGCTGCTCAAAAATCAGTAATACCTTATTTAAAACAAGTTGCATTGGATGCTGGTCTTAATCTTGCAAATACAGCCGCAAAAGGTCTAGGTCTTGGTGATCTTAGAGGAGGTTATGATAAATTATCAAATCGTCAAATAAACAATTTTTTAGAATCAATGTTTTCTGGAATTGGATTTAGAAAATTTTCATGGCTGTATAAGTTTCAACCACATAGTCCAGAGGAAGCAATTGAAGTTGATGAAATAATTAGATTGTTTAAATTTCACATGCTACCAGAGCTACCTTTGAATGATTTTGGTAGATATTTTAAAACTCCATCTGAGTTTGACATTCACTATATGTTTAGAGGTGAGGAAAATACATTTTTAAATAAATTAGCAACTTGTGTTTGTTTGAATTGTGATGTAAATTACACTCCAACTCAATATCAAACACTCAGACCAATTGCAGATAGGCCTGGAGCTCCGATGGCAGAAATTGAGTTGAAGTTAGATTTTATGGAGACAGAACTCATCACAAAAGAAAAGATCCTAGAAGGTTTCTAATGTATTATTTTGAACAATTTAAACCTGCAATTTACAATATAGATGGGGGTTCTGAGTGGACACTTGTTACTGATATTTTTAAACGAGTAAGACTTAGAACCAATGTAAAAGATAATGTTACACTGTTAGATCCTTATGATATACCCGATGGTGATTCTCCAGAGATGATTGCAGAGAGACATCATGGATCTCCAGAATATTATTGGGTAGTATTAGTCGTAAACAATATCACTGATCCATATCATGATTGGCCTAAATCAGAAAGACAAATGCAATTGTATCTTGCAGATAAGTACGGAGATGCAGCTCAACAAAATGCAGCACATCATTATGAAATATATCAAACTTCTGGAGATGTAACTCAAACTATAGAAGTAGATAATGTAACCTACCCTAGTGCAACTGAAATAAGTAATTACACTTATGAACACAAAGTAAATGAGTCCAAGAGATCCATAAGTTTATTGAGAAACGCATATCTTGGACAATTTACTGATGAATTTGAAAGACTAGTAAGTTAAATGTCAGATAAAGGAACAGCACAACACGCCGGTGATTATATCATGGATGATGTTGTCATACTATCAAATACAGGAGAAACGCATAATATTCAGAATCAAATTATTGAATTGAATATATTTGAGAGTATAAGAAGACCTGTCATGTCTGGTAGTTTGATGATTGAAGATGGTACTGCTCTTATAGAGACAGCCCCAATAGTAGGTCAAGAGAGAATCATGTTTTCTCTTACGTCATCAAAAGATCATGAAATGATAGATTTTAAAACTTATAGTGGAGTTATCACTGAGATTACTAGAAGAGACACGGCCACTGTAGGTGGTGTGCAATCCTACATACTACATTTCAATACACTAGAAGCTGTAAAAAACATAAGAACAAAAGTTTCCAAATCATATTCTGGAACAAATGAAGAAATTGTTTTAGATATTTTAAAGGATGAGAATTATCTAAATTGTGGAAAACCAATAGAATTTGAACCAACCTATGGCATACACAACTATGTCATGCCTAACATCAATCCACTTCAATGCATTGATTTAATCTCAAAAAGATCGGTATCTGCAACAAACGGATCTGGATTTATATTTTATGAAAACCATAATGGATTTCATTTTAGATCAATACCAAGTTTATATGCAGATGAGTCTGGAGTTGCTGTTAAACCTAAAGAAG